TTGGTCGTGAACTCATACTGGAATATGGGTGTCATCCGTGAAGAATCGTTTGTGGCTGCTAAGTTGAAGTAATCATGGGCAATTACGCAACACTTGAAATGGCAAAAAGGCATCTGAATATAGAGGATGCCTTTACCGATGATGACCACTACATCGAGGCATTGATTGATGTGGCCGAGGAAAAGGTTGCGGCTGAACTATGTATGGATGTGGATGGTATGGCTTCCATCAACAAGGGTGGAAGTCTGCCGGCACCTCTGATTCAGGCTATATTGCTGACTATCGGGGCTTATTACACCAATCGTGAGGATATTACGACCGTACAGACAAGGCCATTGGAGTACGGTGTAAAGTATTTGACCCAACTATACCGAAATTTCACGTTATGAGAACGGGTCTTCTGAATGATGTAGTAACCATCCAACGGTTGAAGCCGGTTGCTGAGGAAGTGTTCGGGACAGCCAAACAGGAATGGGAGGATGTGACAACACTACGTGCAACGATAGATTATCGAGGTGGAGACCGGGTGGTGGAGAATTACGAAGTAGTAAATACTCACTTGGTAAAGATAACCACTCATTTACGGAGGACGATTGAACCTCAGATGCGTGTGAAGTGTTCTGATGGTATCTATTACATACAGAGCCGCTATCATGACAGAAGGAATAGTCAAACGATAATGATGTGTGAGTTGATCAATGAATAACGAATATGTTCATGTAGACATGAGGCGTTTCAATGGAATGGTTAATGCTTTAAAAACTAGCAATTCTGAAGTAAAAAAAATATTCAGGACTGGTCTAAGGAAAGGAGCAAGAATCATTCAGAAGCAAGCGCAACTAAATATGAAAAGTGTTGTAAACCACGCAACCGGGAAACCTTTGAAAACTCAGCATTTAACTCGGTTTGTCAGGGTATCAGTGTACAAGGATGCAAAAGGTGCAAGAGTCGATATTCTTCCGGACAAAAGAAAGTCTACAAAGAGGAAGTTAGATGAGTTTGGTATTGAAAATAGAAGCTACATTGTGAGATTCTTTGCGACTGGTACAAAAGATAGATACACGAAAAGTTATAGAAGATACGGACAAGGAAGAAGGGGGATTACCCGGAAAGGGAAAGGAGGATATAGAGGATATATCCGATATACCGGATTCTTCATGCAAGCGTATTTTACGAAAAGGGCAGAAGCGGAGAAAGTGTTGAGAGAAACAATTATTCATTATTATAAATGGTTAAATGCAAAGGGTATTAGGAAATGAGCATATTAGTAGGGAAGCACATTAAAAGCGTATTGTCAAGGCTAGAAAGGAAAGTGAAAGGGGGAATTTATCTTGAAGGATTAAACAGAGAGGCGGATTTCCCTTACATGATATTCAGTTATACGGTACAGCCGGATGAAGGAACTAAAGATGGAGGAACGTATAATTGTAATGTGAATATAAACATATACTCGTTAGATGGTGATTCATCTATAGAACTAGCTGAAGAAGTTAGAAAGGAAATGGAAGATTCGGATTATGTTTATGATGATTTCATTATATTAAGTTCTGAATTTGTTAGTTACAGAGGGGCGCTTGACGGAGATGTTTATACTAGAGAATTAGAGTTTAATATTAAAACTTATTAGATATGTCGAAAGCAAAAGTTTTGAATGGTAAGGATTTTATGGTGTTTGTGAATGGTGAAGCAACCGCATTGGCCACTAGCCATAAACTTACGTTGAATGCAGAAACAAGTGATGCAGCCAGCAAAGATGATGGTATGTGGGATGAAAGTGTCATTACCAAGATGAGTTGGGAGGCATCTACTGAGGCTTTGGTTAGTGCAGATGCTGATGTGGAAAGCTACGATGCACTCTATGACATGTTCATCGCTGGTGAAGAAGTGACTTTGGTTTGCGGAATTCCGACAAATATCACCAATGACGGTGTGCCGGAAGAAGGATGGACCGCTCCTTCTACCAAGTATTACACGGGTAAGGCTCTCATTACAACTCTTGACAGAAGCGATGCCAAGGGTAGCAACTCTACCATGAGCGTGTCATTCAAGGGGGTTGGCAAACTTGAAAAGAAGACATCATGAGAACGGTAGAAATCAAAGGGAATGTATACAAGTTGGTGTATAATCTGAAAGGGTTGTTCACTTATGAAGAAATGGCCGGACATCCTTACAAGGGTGAAAAGACCGTTGAAACATATCTGTTGATGTATGCGATGCTCATAGCGAACAATGAAGGTTTCGCCATGGAGTTTGATGCATTGATAGAGGCTTGTGATGAGGACATGAACATCTATCAGACCTTTGTAGAGGTAATGAGCGATGAGGCCAAGCGAATTTCAGCATTCCAGGAAAATAAAAAAAAAGCAATGACACCGTAAGTGTCATCCGGCTATATGAGGAAATAGTGGGAAGGGGCGGTGTGTCTCCTACCCACTTTTTTTATGATATGACCTTTGGTGAAGCGGCTGTATTTCTACGTGGGCTTGAACGGAGAGACCGCCAATCGTGGGAACAGACACGGATGATAGTGCGTGGAATGGGTGGAAACTGGAAGATGCCATGGGATGATGAGGCTAAGGCAGTGGAGATAGACGAAAAGGAAGTGGAAGATTTGAGAAAACGAATTAAGAAAGTAAAATTATGAGTGAGATACTAACCAGATTATTGTTAGACACAAAAGGGTTTGACAATAATTTAAAGAAAGCAAAAAAAAGTACAGAAGACTTTTCGTCTTCCATTACAGGGAAATTAGGAAGTGCTATGACAAAGCTAGCCGGGGGATTAGGAATAGCGATGGGGGCGGCTGAGGCTTTCGATAAAGTGATAAAGGGAAGTCAAACAACGGGGGATAAATATGCGGAAACATTGGCCGGATTAAAAAGAGGTGTTGATGAATTTTTCTCATCATTAGGGACTGGCGATTTTTCTGCATTCAATACTGGATTAGATGGAATGATAGCCAAGGCTAGAGAGGCATATCGAGCAATGGACCAATTAGGAAACGCTCAAATGAGTTTTGATATAGCTCAAGCATTGGCTCAAAGGAGTATTCAAGAAGGGCAACTTACTGCTAAGAACAAGTTTGCTCCGGTTGATGTTGCTGTAGGAGGGTTTGAAACTTGGCGAAAAGGGATTGATGACATGACGGCCAAGGTAGGGCAATTATCAAGCGATACGCAAGATTATATCCGTAAGGCTGTAGAAAGTGTTGCAGGAGTAAAAGGATTTACTGCAAACATGGATAATATTATGATGGGGCTGCTTCTTGACATCCAAGAAGGGACAAAAAGGAGCAAGTTGAAAGAAACTTATGCAAGTCAGTATGAAGAATATAAAAATGCACTTAGTGAAGCGAGTAAATTACTGAGAACTGGTTCTAAAACAGAGGCCGAAATAATGTGGGATAGGAACAAATACACAGGGATAGTAAAAGAATTGAATGAAAAATACAATGAAGCTATAACCGTTAATGCTTTGTTGAATAAATACGGAGATGATGAACTTAGGGCTATAGGGAGGAACGTAAAGAATATGATTGCTTTAGATTCATCAATAAGCGGTCTTAAAAGGGAATTTAACGAAACGGCATTTGAGTTTAATAACAGAAATAAGAACTTAAGAGGTTTTGTGCCTATAGAATCTTACGATGGTTATACGGTATATTCGGGGACATCAACAGCCGGAACGGGAGGAAGTGGAACTAAATCGGGAAAAGCAACTTCGGCAAAAAGCACATTCCCGGTAGTAATCGGACAAGTGAGTTATAGTACACCGATAGGAGAGAAGATGTTGAGAGCCATGAACGGAGAGAAGTTTGAACCTATCGAGGTGCCGATTGTGATTGATGAGCAAGTGGATGAAGAGGACTTGTCAGGCAAGTGGGGAGAGCATGTGAAGAAGATAGAGGACATGAATAGCGCATTGGGAAGTACGGGTGAGATATTCGGTAGTCTTGGAGGAATCATGAGTAGCTTCGGTGAAGATATGGGTGCATGGATGCTTGGAACGGTTGGGCAAATCGCACAAATGATAGTGCAGCTTAACGCATTGGCAACGGCTAACGGTGTGGCATCGGCTTCAAAACTTCCTTTCCCGGCTAACATTGCGGCCATTGCTAC